GAATATTATTTATAATGGTCGCTACTCAAATCGGAATTTCCAATTCTCAAGCTACAGCCCAGGAGTTAATATCTAAATACCCTGTTTGCAATACCAAGCGATAGAAGGTGCTGAATGTTTCAAACTATTTCATAAAAAGCACAACTTAAATCAAGCAAAGGTCGCAAGCGAGCGAGAGTTATGAAAACTCACCTCAAAACGACCCAGCAATTGATGATTACCATCTCAGTTGTTTTGGCACAATACTAAGCCCCCACTTGTGGTAGGGAACACCAACATTATTTGTCATATCATCGACTTAACCCACATTTCCGCATGGGACGATACTCTGCACGCAAGGTTCGTAAACCCATTCATGTAATTACATGGCATGACGGCCCTCTTTCCAAGGAGGGCATGACTTAAACGGCGAGAATTCGCAAAGCTGCAAACACATTGTGTGGAGCTGCTGAATTATTCACCTGAATGACCTGCAAAGAAACCGTAGTTCCAGCGGTCAAAGAATAAAACCAGGCACCAGATAGGGAAATATCTCCTGAATCTGTAATAGTAAAACCCGTATATGAGGGTGAATAAACCTGGCCAACACCATTGAGAACCAATGTGATCTCAAACAATGTGGTATCTAGCGTGTTATTAATAACTTCCGCCATTGCATCAAAACAATAATTTCCTGCTGGGAGTGTAATTATTGTATTAGAAGCCGAAAAGACTCCGCCAATTCCGTTGGCTGATGTAGCATTAAACTGCACCAGCGCTGCAACATTACTGGCGTAAACCTGACCAGCACTCTGCTGGGTGAACAACGCCTTATTATTTGGAGGCGGATTTGTGTTTCCCTGCAGAATGGGCTCAAAAAGTTGCACTGTATAATGAACGTGCAACTCTCCCAATGTCTGGGAGTTTCCATTGATACCCTGACTAGCAACAAAAAGGTTGCCAATATCATATTGAGCCAACGTTCCACCTGAAGGTAGAGTGGCACCCCGAACAAGAAAGCCTTCGGTCAACCGCTGAGTAATAATCAGCGGGACAATCAATCCAAAATCATCACATGGCATTGCATCCATGGATGTATGAATATCTTCCATAGCTCTTTTGTTCTGTGGGAGGGGATCATTGGGATCAGAATCAACTGCGTACATCACCTTTCCTTGGGTGCTTGCAGAGTTGAATTCAGAGCCCTCTCGACGAAATTCGAAAGCCAGCCTAGTAAACCGGTACTTTTGAAAATTCTGCGCAATCGTTGATGCCCAAGGAAACAGAGTACTGTTTCCTATATTTATGGGGAAATTCACAACCGTAAAATTTGACGGTGAGCCAGTAGCTCCAGAAAGAATTTCACCAACGTACTCAGTCTCAGTGAACTCAGCCATTCGACTAAGACGATTCACATTGCGCGTAGGACCCCGGCCAGTCAATTGCCGACCCGACATCCCAAATCGAGCCCGTGCTTGCATGTTCCCACGCCGTCCACGACGCCTACCTTTCTTGGTTGGGCGTTGGACAATAACACGAGTTCTTGTGGCTACTTTGCCGCGTTGTCGGCGTGCACGGCCATGGCCACGACCTTTACGTGGACCACGTGCAACAACAGTTGTTGTAACCTTTCGAGTGGACATTTCTGCTTTATTGGGCACATTTGATCTTTCCGTAACTTCCCAATATGGCATTTTGCCAGCAAGTGAGCCACCCTCTGTGGCCCATGAATCACACATCGAAACATCTGGTTTCAGTGCGAGGGATTGCCTCTCAAACACTGCACCAGCATGACGATGACGAATTGATTGTTTCAATTCCCCTCGATAAGGTCCCCCCCTATAAAACTCTGGCAGAGCTTCAAAACTTGGGGGTGGTGGAATAGGAAAACTAGTATAATTCCCAGCTGGATGATTATACATGTCAGTGAAAGTAGAGATAACATCTTCCATCTCAACTTTATTCGGCTCTGTAGATCTTTCTTGACTTTCCGAATAAACCACATTTGGTCGCAAATCGCGAAGCCGCATAGAACGAGCGGCACCAATGCGTACTCTCCTCCAATAGTCATCATAATGGTGCACGTTCATCTGAAAAGTGAACTGCTGTTGACCACAACAAGACTGAGGATACAATAATTCCTCTCCACCAAGCAGCGGGGCTGGCTTTCCTGTATACAATTGATACAAGCGCGCATCGCCCAAAACACTGCACTTCGCAAGTATCCAGCGCTCATCCGAAAACAAAACGGAATCATACTCATCAATTAGCCAGGTGATAAACTCCCGACAAAAAGAGCGAAAAACTGGATCAGACCACCCAACTTGCAATAACGCGGCGGCCCTGTTGAGGCTAGTTTCAGGAGTCAAATGCTTCTCAGGAGCATGAAACAAACTAACCATCAACTTGGTGCGATCATATAATGGAACAGCAACACCGTCAACAAAGACAGTGTGAGCTGAAAGAAAATCCAAATCACGAGCTTTCCGTGGCTCTAGTGAATCCGTGGTTGTAGTAATACCAAGGGTTTTCCAAACTTCTATTATCGAACGGGCATTATAAAAGGAATGCGCTGCGTTCGAAACTGTCCATGTATTGTCATCACCATTCAATGCTTTCGCAGTGTGCAACTCAAAATTTTGATAGGATCTCAAGTTCTTTGGGGCTGTTTTAAGCCACGCAAAGCACATCATCGCGTACAAAATCAAGGTATTGTCAGAAATCGTATTGATTGACCCTGAGGGATTGCCACCTTTCTTCATGACAACCACACCATCAGGCGCTATAATAAGCGAATTAACCAAGTTTCGGTACAGATTGCGGATCCGTTGCAAATTATCACTTGTTTGCTCCTCCTTCTGGAGCATGCGAAAACGAAATTCTGCGCAAGCCCACATCATATAGGCGCGCAAGGAAGAATCATACTGACTTTCATCAAGGGCATAACCATTTGGAAACACATTAAGCTTCTCATACAAGGCATGCCAAGAACCACCAGTAACAGGTGATCCAACAAATGATGAGGTACGCAGATGTGATGCGTAAAACTTCTCATTCTGGTCAGCAAAAAGGCGATTACCGTGCACAATTGCATCAGTAGCCATGGCAGTAAAGGTGCGAATAGAATTTTCCTCTATCTTTTTCGCATCCCGTATTTCTTCCTTCAACGAGTTTGTCCAAAGACAGGTCCAATCATCATCACACAGCGAGTCCCAATCGGTCTCAAGCCACGCGACAAAATTTGGATCTTTCTCAAACAACTCGGACTTTGTCCCGTATTTTGTTGAAAAGGGAGCACCGCACGATGTGTTAAGGTCAAGCTTTGACACTACTTCACCAATCGTGCGAACACGTGAATTACACATGTAGGGGCCAAAATGCTGGTCAACCATGCTCCAAGCCTGATTCATCAACTCCACATCTTCTTTAGACATGTAAGGAATAGGCTTATCATACTTGGACAAGGATTTATAAGCTGCTGCTTCATTCGGCTCAGGGAGGCCCCAATTCTCTGGGATCTTCAACCCGCACTTATCAGCAAACAGCTTCACCTGGGGGTCAAGAACCCGCTTGTTAGAATAACGAGGATATCGAGTCATTCTACAAACAGGCTCAAAAGCGCTCAACGGTAGTTTCTCAAGATGCTCCTCAGAAATTAAGAAGCTATCGAAAAACTTTCCTTCCGTGTACGCTTTGGGGTATCGACCCCAGAACTGCTGCGACACCAGTTCAAACGGCGTCGGGACAATTACTGGTTGATCGTCGTCCCGCCCTTGGGAAAAAGCATTCCAACGTGCACTGAATGGTCAGCCTTGACCATAGCAATCAGCTCATTAGACACCTTCTCAAATCTCCCAAAGGCTTTGGCGATCTTACCATTACCATGGGTATGAAAACCCACAATAAAACCATCTCTATCGAGAACAGGAGCAGAACAGTCACCTGGACGCGTATGCGCGTTACAGTAACCTTCAACACTCGCAAAACCAGTAATGGTATCGGGGGTCGAAACTTGACCATCTCCGAAACCAAGAACAGACACAATTGAAGCATCACTAAGAGCTCGCAAGTGGTTTGCCTTGAACGGTGAGGGAATTCCATTAACCTCAAAAACCGCAAGTTCATCACCAAACAAGACGGGATTGCGGAGTTCCAGTTGATGAACGTGATTTACAGCCTTGTAAACCACACTGGGATTCTCCGACAATATATGTTGCACCACAATCATCTTGTTGCCAACATGTGTTCCTGAACACATATATTGGCCATCACGATAAATCTTGTAAACTGCAGAACACTTGTCCGCATTATTCCAAGATTCAGGTTTTAGGAACGTCTCATCAAGAGCACTTAACTCCTTGCGCTCACAAGCTTTCTGAAAACTAGCTTGGGCTGCATCGCTCGCGCGATAAATCCTCTTCTTAGAAGCTGCCACTTTCTGGGCAAACATCGCCTGCTTCGAGGCAGATGTGCCAAAGAGCAACTTTTCCTGATCCTTATAATTGGGTATTTTCTGATGTTTGGCAACCAAATGCTTCATAACCTTCAACCTAGCTTGAGGTGTAAGGCTCTCATCATCCATAATATTTGCCCAACTATTCCTGGGATCATAATCACCAGTGGTGCGGATAAATGCATTAAGAGCTTCATATCGCTCTGCAATTTCATCCTCACCCATTGGATCGGGATTGTGACTGTCATCATCCACAAGAGTAAAATCATCACTGACCTCAGACTCTTCATAGGCTTTCCATGGTTTAGGTTGGTTAACATGATACCAACGACCACCACGGCGTACCCTGACACTCTTGCCAGGGAACCTATTCTTCTTCTTTCCCTGTGGTGGCGCACCATCGTCACCATCACACGAGTAAAAGGCGGCAACGCCACTTCCGACTGCAAAAAGTCCAGCAACGGCCATATCAGTGTATGGTTGCCATGCTGTGTAGTACTCCACACAGCGACTAACAAACCTCACACCAAGGTTCTCAGCTTGGTCCCCAACCAAGCCAGCCAATTCAGACATTTGTTCTTTAGCATGTTCTTTTTCTTTCTTCTCTTCCTCAGTTTGCATGAGGTGGTTAACAAGAGAATAACCTGCCGCAACGACAGGAACTGCTAGAACAACTGCAAGTGATGCTAATTTTGGGGAGAATCCTTGTGCCTCAAGGACTTGCTCACCCCCTACACTAACAAGCGGGGAGGATTGTTTATCTGGCAATAACGCGCCATCAACAACAACAGGAGGGGGGGACTTAAAGCTCCCTTTAATAACCTCACCAAGGACAAAGGAATTGGCTATTGAAGCCACTCCTTTAACAGCATCTTTCACTGTTGCCGTCTTACTACGGCTATCCTCAGGATTCATACATTTTTGGTTACCAGCTTCCTGCAAGCTATCAAGTTCTGATGCCAAGGGACTGAATATACCAATAGGACCATCAATCTTCTTAACCTCGGCTATCAGACTCTTAGACGACTTTTCACTCTCAAAAATCTTCGCCAACTGATCGACTGACTTATCCTTAAGTGCAGCACAATCAGTAAACATCACTGAAGTTGCCTCAACTTTAACAGGAGGCATCTCCGCCACAACCTTTAAGGGTGGTGGCACAATTGGCTTTTCCACTAAAGGTGTCCTCACCTCCTCTGTTTTAGGAGGCTCCGACGGTTTAACAATTGTAACCGCGGGATCCTTTGGTGGAGGGACGGCATGGGAATACATTTGATTAACATACTCACCAGCTTCCTTCTTAACCTCTGAATCAAACTGCTCCGACGCTCTCCTATAATCTGTCGCAATATCGGAAAAACCCATATCACCTGTACAGACACGCGTTATCACCGACCAAAACCACATGGCCAGCGGAACAAAACCAAACAACTCAACAAAAGCTTTTGTCTTCTTAACAGCCTTGGCTGCACCAAAAAATGGGGCTGCCATAAGGCCGCAAAAAGAAGCTAAACCACCACACATGGTAGCAAATCGACTTACATTGGCACCAATGCCTTGTGGGAACAAAACACGCTCCTCTCCATCATCCTTAAAGAACGAAAACAAAGTATTTAAACCGCCAATTGCAACTCCAGCGAGCTGTCCAATAGTAGCAATCTTTTGCCACAAGACATATTCTTTTCCTAATTCAACAGTTTTGTCAATAAACTTGTTGCCAAGTTGTGAGACAACTCCAACAAAATTATTCATCGTATTAGTAGCCTGATCAATCCCTTTCTCAAGAAGGGCGAGCTTCACACGCTCTAAATCAGTTCTATCCGACAAATACTTGGCTAACATTGGAACAAGACTATGAAGGAAAACAGCAAATGAAAGTAACACCATCGACCAAGAAAGGGAGGTGTATGCTTGCAACACTTGCTCAAAAGCAACAACAGAAAGTGCACTCAAAGCACACACGGGGGCAGTTATCAATGTGACAACCGCCACTAGCGAAAGAATACTCAACAACCAACTCATAG